CTATGATGGCATCAATGATTTGATCAAACAGGTCATTTCGGAGGAAATTCGTACTATCGACGCATCTAGAAAGATGCGAGCGAGAGCAATTGCATTATTGTTGTTCAACTAACCACAAGCATTAGCTTGGAGAGAGGCCATCATGAGCGAAGAATCCGTAGTCGAAACGCCGGTAGTTCCATCAGTCGAAACCCCGGTAGCGGAAGTCCCGGTTGATAAATACTCTGGCATGACTGTTGAACATGCTGGAAGCGAAAAAAGCGAAAAAAGCGAAACAAGCACAGAAAAGCCAATAGAAGAAGTAAAAAAGCCTGAAAATACGCCAAAACATGACGATGACGCGACTACACCACTACCAAAAGGGGTGCAAAAGCGCATTGATCGGGCTGTAAGGGAGAAATATCAGGCAGAAGCAAGGGCAAAGGCCCTAGAAGAACGTATTGCTGCCATTGAAAGCAGGCAGGCACCACAACAGACGCCACAAAAGGCGACTGCGGTTGGTGAACCAAAATTAGCTGATTTCTCGGATTTTGAGGAATATGTATCGGCAAAGTCGAAGTATGTTGCGGAGCAACATACGCAACAAATGTTGATGGGGATGCAGAAACGAGCACAGGAGGAAGCTGCGAAAGCTGCCGCACAAAGAGCCTCCGACACATGGAATAAAAAGGTGTCTCTTGTAACCAAGGAAATACCGGACTACAATGAAGTCGTAGGAGAAGCAGAGTTACCACTCACTCCAGCAATGCGGGAAACCATCATGGAGAGTGAGGTGGGGCCGAAAGTAGCGTATTACTTGGCTACTCACCCCGAAGAAACGCAGAAAATTGCAGGTCTTACGCCTCTAGGGGCGGTACGCGCACTCATGCGGATTGAGGATGGACTCAAAACCAAACCAATTACCGCGACGCCCGATCCGATTCGCCAGATAGGTTCCGGTCATGCTTCTGGAGTGAAATCACTCACGGATTCCATGACGCAAGAGGAATTTGAAAAGCGGCGGCGAGCATTTATTGCACGTAGATAACCTCTAGGAGCCAATCATGGCCAACGCTTTTATAGTCACCGACCTGGTGGCGAAGGAATCTCTGCGCATTGCGCACGAGAAACTGCAATTCATCGGAACGATTGACCGTCAATACGACGAATCGTTCAATATGGCATCGGGTCGTTCACCGCATGGCGCAACGCTTCGTGTCAAATCCCCTAACCGTTACACTCGTCGCCAGGGTAGTCGTGTTATGGCGGTTCAGGATCAGGCGGAAGCATCGCAAACCATTACCGTCGCAACACAAGACGGCGTGGATATGCGGTTCAACTCGCAAGAACTGATCCAGTCCGTCGCAAACGATGGCGCATTCAATGAACTGAGCCGCAACTACATTGCTCCTGCAATTGCAGTGATGTGTTCTGGAATTGAGGCAGATTTCTTGGCTCTCTGCACGAAGGCTACCTACAACGTGGCTGGAACTGCTGGAACCCCTCTCACTGATCTTGGTGCAGTAGGTACGGCCCGTGCAAAACTGAATCAGAACCTTGCCCCAAAAGACGGTATGCGAGCAATCCAGTGCGACTCCGTTGCAATGGGCGGTATGGTCAATGGTTTGAAGGGTCTTTTCCAAGACTCTACTCAGATCAAAGAGCAATACCGTGAGGGATTGATTATGCGCACGTCGATGGCCGACTGGTACGAAAATGACCGTATGTGGACTCTCACCAACGGCTCTGACGTAACCGGAACGACTGATGCGGCGGCATTGGTGACAGACGGTGGAAACATCGTTGACATGCACACGACTGTCGCTGTGGCAACGCAGACTGTTGGCGAAGTATTCACCATTGCTGGCGTCTATGCGTGTCACCCGGAAACGAAAGCTGCGTATGGTAATTTGCAGCAGTTCACCATCACGGCGATTGGCGCGTCCACCACAACGGTGTCTCCGACGATTTATCTGACCGGGCCAAAGAAGAACGTATGTAAGTCTGACAGCACGACTTTGCTGACTACGGACTTCAATAGCCAAACCCTGACTTTTGTAGGAGCGGCAAGCACTTCGTATGTCCAGCAACTCATGTATCACCACGACGCATACCAGTTCGTGACGGCGGATTTGCCTTTGATGGATGATGCGCAGAAATGCGTTCGTGTCCGTAAGGAAAACCTGGCGTTGCGTGTCTGGATGGGTTCAGACATTCGGAATGATGAGTTGCTGATGCGGGTAGACATTCTCTACGGCATGGCCGCACTTCGGCCTGAATGGGGTTGCCGCATCATTGGCGCCGCAGCGTCCTAATCAATTGCCATAGGAGAAAATCATGGCCTCGACTGTCGCACAAAACTACGAACAAGTTTCGTACACTAGCACTGGTGGTTCCATGCACTCTGGCCGTAATCGTCAGATTATTGCCGATGCTGTTTCAACCAGAACCCTTGTAGCAAAAGAATCGGATGCGCTATGCCTGTTTGATCGCGCAGCCGGTGTGGTCTATACGCTTCCTGCCCCGGTTATTGGAATGCAGTTCACGTTTGCCGTGACTGTTTCCCGTACCAGCAACGCGCATAAGATCATCACTGATGCAGCAACCACTTTCCTTGTTGGTTCAATGTTGCTGGCGAATACCGGCGCAACGACTGGGCAGGGATTTGCTGCTGACGGCACTACGATTCGTGCTGTTTCCTCCAACGGTACGACTACCGGCGGTCTGATCGGTGACAGGTACACCGTCACTTGCATCAGTTCGACTCAGTGGCTTGTCGAAGGAACGATGACGCAAACGGGTACTGCTGCAACTCCGTTCGCAACTTCGTAATTGCTGACTACGCTAGGGGGGAAACCCCCTAGCAACATAGGAGATTTCATTATGCTAGTCAGTCTTTTCGTTCCTAAACAGGCGGCCGGAGCAAGTCTTGTCTATTTCGACGTATGGAACCCTGGAGGTGGTCAGCAGGTTGAACTGCTTTCCGTCGTTCCTGTAGTCTCAAGCGAAGTTGCTGTTGTAGGAACTGTTGGGCTTGACCTTTTCCTGACCAGAACTTCTGCCATTGGCACTGGTGGCACTGCTGCTGTTGTGGATGGTACCGGGCTTACCGCGTTATCGTTCACGGCATTGGATGCAATCCAGGCGGTATCTCTTTCCACGATTAGCGCAAGATTGACGCCTGCTGGCGGGGCTACGGCATCTGCGGTTATTAGTTGGATCTCTTTATTTACAGAAGAAACGACAGCTACGACATACAACATGAATCAGAGCTTGACAGGTGGTAATGCCATTATTGTTCCGTCAAGCACTGGTATTCGTGTTGTACAGGGATCGGTTGCATCTGTAGGCAATATCGGATTTAACGTTCTTTTGAGGATGACTCAAAAATGAGCACTCGCATGGAACATCCGTTGCACGGATTTCATGTTGTTGGGGATCATGAAGTCGAATCAATGAAACAACTGGGATGGGTAGTATGGATACCACGGCCAAAGGTTAAATTGGAGGATCATGTTATTCCTGATACCCCTGATACCCCTGATACCACTGATACCCATGCTGAAGAAAAAAAAGACGATTACAGACCCGCTGTTTTCATCGCCCCGGAGCCAGCATGGTTGGGCAGGAAAATGGGGACATCGAAGCGTAAATAAGTGAGCTAGAAATGACCACAGGCACGACACTTATCACCCGATCATTGAGGATGCTAGGTGTTATAGCCTCCGGTGCTACGCCATCTGGCAACCAATTGGCGGATGGATTGACTGCCATCAATGGGATGCTGGAATCTTGGCGTACAAAGAAACTGTATGCCTATGCCGAGGTAAATTCCTCGCTGACGCTCGTATCATCACAACAATCATATAGCGTTGGTGTTGGTGGGAACCTGAACATCACAAGACCTGTTCAGTTCGAGGATGCGTACATCACGCAGTCAAATGTTGATTCTCCGGTCAGATTGATAGACCAAATGACATGGGATTCCATCCCTGACAAGACCGTTACCAGCCCGATTGTCCAATATGCTTTCTACAATCCGACGATGACTGGGAGTCTCGGGACATTGTTGGTCTATCCAACCCCAAACGCAGCAAATGTCCTGCATCTTATTAGTTGGATTGTTCTTGATAGCCTTAGTGCTGTGGGAGACACGGTACTGT